CAAACGCCCCGACCAACTCAACGCGGTAGATGCCCGCCGCCGAAATGGTCGTATTCAGCATCCCGGTGGCCTCATTCAGCGCCTGAATAGCCGCGTAGGTCGTCCCATCGCGCGTGATCTCAACGTTGAGCGTGCCCGAGAAGGTGCCGACCACCTGCACCCCGGCCGCGCCGTTAAAGCGCCGGTTATTCGGCTCTTCCACGCGGTAGTCGAGCGCCACAATTTCGTCGAGCGCATCAATCGTCCCGGTACTGACAAAGGGGATTGCCATAGGTCACCTCAGGCCGCGACGGCCATCGTGGAAAGGATTGTGGCCTCAAGCGCAGTCCCGTCCCGGAACTCGTCAAGGGTCCATTGGGTCGACGCCACCCGAGCCAACGCCTCGGTCCGTGCCTTGGCAGATAGGGCCTTGAGTTCGGCGAGCGTCGTCGTGTAGCGGGCATAGGCGCATTGGGTCGCCGGGGCCAGCGCCACGACGGGCACCCCCGCGATAATAGCGTCCCAGCCCACGGTCGAGTTATACGTCACCACCGCAATAGACCGCCGCAAGGCCTCGTCGAGCGGTTCATCCTTCGGTAGCGACAGCGTGTCCGCGCCCCAGCAGTCGGCCGGGATCGCATCAAGATGTAGTGGGTGTGGCCGGACCGTGACAGGCTTTCCGGTGACCGTCCGCACGTATTCGACGGTCGCACGGGTCCACCGGTCCAATGCCTGCTCATCCATGCCATGTGCCGCGTCGCTTGGCTTTTGCATAGCGACCAGCATCGTCTCGGTCGTGCGGCCCGTGAGCTTGGGAAAGCTCGGGATGGGCCGTCCGGCAACCCCTTCAGGAAGCCAATGTAGCGAGTCATGCAACAGCGCCCACGCATCCACCTCGGACCGGATACGCGGCAATTCCAGCACCCACACGGGGACGCCGACCTTTCGGTACGCATCCGCGATGGGTTTCCCGACCCGTCCAAGGCCATCGACCACGACCGCGACGGCCGAGGTAATGACTTCTTCGGGCCGGAAGTGGTGCGACCGTTGCCAATAGGGATGTAGGCCAACGGTCGCACAACCGGACGCGAGCGCCCCGAACCGGTCTAGTTCGGGACGCCCGTATAAACAGACACGCGGGGCAGAGGCCACGCGGTCCGTCGTCCTTACTGCGTCACGAGCCGGACACCGGCCGTGAGCTTGTCATCGTAGGCCACCTGATCCCAGTTGGTCGTGGTGCCGAGGGTGCCGTCCGTCGGGTTGGCGCCGCCGTTCCCGACGTCATACTTGAAGCCCTTCACCTCGACGTTGTAGGCATACTCAGCCTGCCAGCGGCGAGCGATATTCTCGATGCCCGTCACGAGCTCGGTCGCAAAGAGGTCGGCCTCAGACTCAGTCACCACCACCGCGCCGGACACCAGCCCGAGCGTGTTGTAGGTGTCGGTCGCCGAGCCGTTCGCGTCGGTGAGCGCCGGGGCGTCCACGACCACAAACCCGCGCCCGAGGGTCGCCGGGATGCCACCCTGAATGGTGACAATGTCCGCAAGGCCGGTCACCTTGTCCGAAATCATCCCGTTGAGGATGTCGTAGTAGGGCTTCGAGTGCCCAATCCAGCAGACAATGTCGCCCGCCATGTCGCCGAACTTGGCGAGCGTGCGAACGAGCGCCGAGGTCGACGCGGTCTTGGTGGTCTCGCCGGTGATGTCGAGATTCATGGCGGTGTTGCCCTGAATCGCGGCCTCGACGGCGATGAGCGCGGTGTTGACCATGTCCTTCATCTTGCGCGAAGCCGCAAGCTGGCCGAACGCGAACGAAGCCTGCGCCTCGGTGAGCCCCGCCTTCTTGATGGCGTCAAGCGTCTGCGCCACCGGGCCAATCTTGCGGTTAAGCTTGACCGAGATCGCCTCGTCTTGCGTCATCGCGAGGTCAGTCACGGACGAAGTCGAGGTGATGTCACGACGGGTGATGAGCGAGGACACATCCTTGAAAAACGCGGCCTTGCCGTAGTAGCCCTTGAGCGCGGCCGGAACGAGCTGAATCGCGCCACGGGTGCCCTCGTTGAAGAGCGCGACGTTCTGGTTCAAGCCTTCCACGAGACCGGACTGAAACTCGGCCTGATAGATGACCATGTCTGATGCTTTGCCGATTGCCATGTGAATAACCTTCCAAAGAGAGAGTGTGTGTGTGGCCCCCTCAAAGGCGAGGGCGAGCCGTGATAGCGTCCCGCGTCGTGCGGGGCCGCCATGACGTCCTCGACGCCCAGCGCCGGACGGTCCTTCGGTGATACAGCAACCGACTCAGTCGGCGCGATCCTACAGAACTGCGGTAAAACTACAACCGTCAGGCGGTCTGGCGCTTGTTAAACGCCGCCACTTGCTCTTGTGCGAGCCGGGTCTGGAACGCCTCAATCCCCTGCGCCTCGATAAACGCCGCCCGCTCATCGGACGACCATGAGGTGATCGGCTTGGCGTTGAGACCACCGGCCGCCCCAGCCCGGGTTCCCGATGCGCCGCCGCCAGAGGCCAGCGTCCCTTGGAACAGGAACGGGTACTTAGTGGTGAGCGACTTGGTGATGTAGTCCTCGACCGAGATGGTCGGGTCGACCTTGACGACCAGCGCCCCGTCCTCGGTCAAGTCAAAGTGGTCGCCGACCACCTTAAAGGCGGCCTCGATGTCTGCCGCCCGGGCCTGCCCGAGAATGGCCTTCACGCGGCCATCCAACCGCTCGGACCGTAACGCGGACTTGGTCTTTTCGAGCTCGTCCATCACCGGCCGATACTTGGCCTCGGCCTGTTGCATGATTTCGTCGAGCTTTTCCTTGGTCAGCCCAGCGGCGGCCGCGTTCTTTTCCGCCTCGATCTGCGCCAACCGGTCCTCGAGCGCCTTGCGCTTTTGGCGCTCTTGCTTGGTTTCGCGAAGTAGTTCGTCCGCCTTGCTCTTGAGCGGGGTGACGTCGACATCTTCGGCGAGGGCGAAGCGTCCGTCTTTCAGTTCGACCGCGAGTTCGCGGCGGTCTTCGGGTAGTTCGTCGAGCGTGCTAAAGGTCAGCAGGGGCACAGGGTTAGATCCTCGGGATCGGGTAAGTGGTGCTGGGGTGTGTTAAAAGGATACGGCTCGGTGCTATCTCGCGCAAGTGCTAGGGGCGCATGACTTTATAGGTCTCAATACATCGGCAATTCCAAGGCGATGACTCGCCGGGCCACCTGTCGCCGTTAGAATATGGCTGGTCGAGCGGCGCGATTGACTTGTTCATGATGCGGTGTTCGTCGCGCGTTCGGTTGTCGAGCGTCGCGTTCCAAACTTTCATGACGAGGTAATCAGGGCCAAGTTCATCGGCGGCCTCGCGCCACGCTAACTGGCCCCCGACCCGCTGGGACTCAAGCGCGACCGTCCGAGCCTGCAATTCCGCGTTATAGGCCTTGTAGCGGCGACGGTATCCGGCCGTCATCTGCTCAATCTGGCCCTCGGTCAGCGCTTTGCCCGCCTCACGCGCCTGCTTCAAGGTCGAGTCAAACGCCTTGGGGCGAAGTTCGTAGCCGAGCGCCTTGGTGTAGTCACCAGACCGTAGGGCACCCTCAAAGTTGGCGATAATGCCTTCTTGATACGGCGTCAGGCCAAGGGTGTCGACTAGCCCCTGCGCGACTCGGCGCGGGCTGACCCCAGCGGTGAGCCCACGCTCGGCGGCCTGCCTGAGCGCGTCGCCCATCTGCCCCTGATAGTAGGCAAACGACCCGGTCTCGATGGTGCGGACCGCTTCAAGAACGCGCGGATCGAGTTCGTCAAACCGGATATTAATCCGACGTAGGACCGGGGTGCCGTTCGTCACGGCCGTCGCCGCCATCGTCACGCCTTCCCTCGCCAGCTTTCGCGCCTGATAAAACGCCCGAGCCACTACGGCGGTGCCCAAAAGTTCATCAAGCAAGCCATCGATGTCGCCGTTTTCAAGATAACGTTCCATCCCGGCCAGCGTCATACCTTTTGCGAGCTTTTGAATGGCTGATAAAATAGCCGAGCGCAGACCGGGCTCAAGCCGCGCCGCCCGGCGCTCAAAAGCCGCAAAAATGGCCTTTTCGGCTTCGGTCACGCGCCCTCGGGGGCGATGGTGGGGAACAGCACGCCAATGCCCATTCCGGGGTGGTCAGCGTCCACGATTTCGAGCGACTTGGCCTGTTCCTTGAGCCGGTGCCACAACTGCGGCACCTCAATGCGGGTGTTTTCGGGCGACGGGGCGATGTCGTGGAACGCGACCAGATGCCCGAGCGGGCCGTACAATTGCCAGTCCGTCAGGCACCCGATATACCGGTGGTCCGCGTCGATGAACACGGCGTCAAACGTCGGACGGATGCCCTGCACCTGCACTGCCGTGCGCGGGTCTTGGCTGTTGGCCCGGACCAGATGCACCTCATGGCCTCGCCCGCGAAGCCGGTCGGCGACCGCCTCAAGCTCAGGCCAGCTATCGGGGCGGCCCCACAACTCGTTAGGCAACTCGACCGCAACCAGCACGGACGGGACCGGCAACGCCTCGCCCACGGCTTCGAGCGTTTGGCCGTACCGAGCGCCGATCTCGAGATAGGACCGGACGCCGTGAGCGCAAAGAATCCCGATAAACTCGTCTAACTCTCGCGGCCGTTGCGAGGGCGACTTCACGCGTCCGCCTCTGGCATGACCTCGGCCCCGGCGATGAGCCGTTGCGTGTCAGCCTGCGTGTCGAGCGCCATCCGGCCCGCTTCCCATTCCATCGTGATGAGGTCAATCTCGTCCTCGGTCGCGGTCAGGAATCCGCCAATCACGAGCGTCGACACCGCCTGACGGATGGGCATCCCCGCACCGATGAGGGCCGCAATGGCCTGCGCGTGTGCCGGGGTGAGTTGGACGTTCTCGTAATCGCGGTTGAGCGAAACGGTCGGGGCTTCTTCCGGTGACAGCCCGAGATACCACGCATGGTGCTCGAGCGCCATGTTGAGCGCGTCCTCGATGGCCTGCGCGGCGGTCGCAAGGGTCGAGTCCTCGGCGGCCGCGTCGAGTCGCTTGGCCTCGGCGGTCTCGGCCGACCGGGTGTCGCGCGAGAGGAAAGACATCCCCATCGACGCCATCTGCTGTTCCTTAGCCTGCACGCCCTTTTCGACTTGGTCGAGCGCCGACCCGGCAAGCTCGGTCCACTTGAACTCGCCCCCCTCGGCGACTTGGACCATGACCATCGGCCCCAAGCGTAGCGACGCGGGGTCGCCGTTGCCGTCGAGCAACGCGCCACGGATCGTGGGCTGGGGGAACGCCGCGAGCTCACGGTAGAAGCGCAGGTTAGAGGCCTGCTGATAGTGGCCGAGGTTGGCCCACGCGACCCCGAGCAACGGCGGCTTCGCGGTGAGCGGGGCATCGGTGCGCCCGGCATACGCGATGGCGATAGGCAGGGTCGAGCGGGTCCGGCCATTGCGGTCGCGGAACACGCCCTCAGACTCAAGCATGAAATCCACCTGCGATGTCTCGACCGCCCGATAGAGCCGCCATTGGGCAACGCCCTCGGTGACGGTCAGCACGCGGAACCGGTCGACGGCGGTCACGCCATACTCGCCCTCAGGCACGCTTCCGGTCTCGTAGAGTACCAGTTGCGTGATGTGCTCGACGTTGTTCACAACCTCGGTGCGCCACGAGAGGACCGCTTGCCGCTGATAGAACGCCCAGACGGGGCGCAGGTTGAGCATCCGTTCGCTGGCGACCGTGATGACCGCGCCCTCGGGCGACTGCGGGTGGTCAACCAGAATCAGCGCGTAGCCATCCGCGATGGCATCGGCCGCGAACTCTTTGGCCGCGATGTCGCCCTTATTGCCCTGCGCGTCGATGTTGTCCCAATGCGCGGTGATTTCGTCCTCAAGCACCGGGGCTGAGAGCTTAGGCGGTAAGGCAAAGAGCTTGCCCACAGACGCGGAAAGCGTGCGGCCAAGCCCTTCATAAAGTTGTTCAATCTTGGACCGCTTGTGCCAGACCGAGTCCGATTCGTCTTTCCACTTGGGAATATACAGCGCCGCGTTGTCGTGCATCTGGCGCGTCCCGCCGAGCAGGTCGTGAATGAGCTCAAGATCGGGCCCAGCCTCGATGACTTCGGGCCGGATGTAGTCGGGGCGGTTCGGATTGTCGGTGTTTACCATGCGGAAGTCCTACAGCGAGAGAGAGGAAAATCCCACCGCCGCAGGCGGGGTCGAGAGCTTGGCGTATCCAGCGGACGCCGCGTCGATTTGGTCGTCGTGCTTTCCAAACGGAAAATCGGCCGCCTCGAGTCGGAACGCATCGCGCCACGGGTCCCCGGCCTTTTCCGGTCCGAGTAACACGTTGCCCGCCATCGCCGCCGACGCGAGTGGGGTCGCCCGTTCAGCTTTCGACCCCGTTGGGTGTTCAGTATACACGGCTAAGCCTAACGCTTGCAACCGCTTGACCAACGCGCGGGTCGCATCGTCGCCCGAGATGCCCGCCTGCTTTTCTATCCAGTAGGTGACTTTTCCCTTCCCGTATCTGGCCAAGTCGTCGCGGGCGGTCTGTTCGATGAGCGCGTCACGCGCCGCGACCTCAACGCGGAATCGTTTCACGTGCAACAGGATAGCCGTCCCATCGGGGGCGCGAGTCCATGCCGCCCCAGCGGTGTAGTCCGGGTCCGAGTTGCGACCGGCCGGACGGGTGCCCGCCATGTCCCAGTAGCGGACGACGCGGGTCCCAGCGGGGGCGGTGTCGATGGTGCGCCACCATTCCCACTTGAACATCCCGCCTTCGCGCGGACGCGGACGGCCTTGCAACAGCGACGCGTACCCGTATTCAAGCAACTCAAGACGTTTCTCGGTTAACCATGCCGACCCTCGGTGCTCGGGCCAGAGCGGGGCGCCGACCTCACGGCCTAGCGGGTCGTTGGGCTCGGCCTCGGCCGGTAGATCGAGGACGCGCCAGAGTCCGGCCTGCCGCTCAAGTAACCGCCCGGCCGGATCGTCTGAGTGCCACCGGGACATCGTGAACAGAACCGCCGTATGGGGTTCCGCGCGGGCCAGCAGGTCCGAGGTAATCCAGTCGAACACCCGGTCGCGGTGCGCCGGGGACTCGGCCTCGTCCCGCGAGCCGATAGGGTCGTCAATCAAGATGAGGTCCGCGTTTACACCAGCGACACCGGCCCCGGCCCCGACCGCGCGAACGCCGCCCCCCGCCTCGGTTTCCCATTCGCCCGCCGCATCGCGCTCGGATGAGATGGGGACGCCTCGGGCCTTGGCCAGCCGCCGGATTTCGCGCGAGAACTTGTCGGCCTGCCGCTGGTTATACGACCCGACGATGAGACGGGTGCGCGGGTCCCGCTCGAGCCGGTAGACGCCGTAGCCAATAGTGTTGTGCTCGGTCTTGCCGTGCCGGATGGGGATTTGAAAGTAGGCCCGCCGTGTGACGCCCCGCGTGACGTCGTCCAAGATGTCTTGCATCGCCCGGAAGTGGGCGTAGTCCCAGCGGTGTTCCGGCCGAGCGTCCGCGATCCACTCAACGTAGTTCCGGGGCATCGCGTCCTGTTTGGCCTTCCGACGCCGTCGCCGCTCGAGCTCGATGGCGAGCGCCGCACGGACACGGGGGTCGGTCAGCGTCAGGGTCATTCCAGCCCGGCGGCCTTGGCTTGGGCGGCGAGCTCGTCATCGGTGAGCTCGGTAATGACCTTGAGGTCGATGGTCCCCTCATGGCTATGCGGCACGAGCTTGGTATACAGCAGGGTCCAGAACTTGTCAGGCGACTCTCGCGCCCACGCCATCAGGGCGTCTACCCCGCCAATGCCCTCGGCCGCCAGCCGGATCGCCTCGCGAGCCTCGACGGTGAGCTTGTTAGGGGTGCCCTTCGGTCGGCCGGGACCGCGCTTCATGTTCGGATTTCCGCGTGGCATGATTGCATATATACCGGTTTAAAATTGCATATGCAACTATAGAGCTTGCACATTTTTTCTCTTTGGCCTGCGTCGACGTTCTAAGTCTATGCGGATAGCGAACTTATGACAAGAGGACGGACCTGACACTTGGTATGTCCGAGTGCTTGGGCGTTGTCCGCGTGCCACAGCAACCAACCATCGAACGGGATTGGCGTCGCCCCATAGGTCACCGCGTAGGTAATCGGCCACCATAGGGCGACCGGTTCGGGGTCCTCTTGGACCTCGTCGCCGTCGTCATCGAACAGGGCTTCGAACTCGACCTCGTCCATGCCCGGGACCCGCTCAACGGTCGTCGCGAGTCGTGATAGCGGCGCGGGCCGCGAGAAACGGGGTCTTGACCGCGAGGACAGCGGCCAGCCCCACGGTGGCGATGAAAAAGACGGGGGTCGCGATACAGACAAAGACGCACGTCCACAGCAGGTCAGCCAAGGTGATGAGGCGGCGCGGGATTTTGGGCATGAGACCCCCGGATCGAGTGAGGTGAGACAGCGTGGATGAAATGTGCCACGGTGGGGCGCGTTTGGCTATCGGGGCGCTAATGCGTGCGGTCAGGGGTCGAGATACGGGCTCGCCATAAAGGGCTCGATAGTGACCTCGAGGCGGCCGTCTTTGGGGCGGTCGTAGCGGGTGGCGATGATGCGGACCACTTGCTTGTCGTCGTCAAAGAGGATGCCGCGCAAGGCGTCAAGCGAGACCTTGAGGCGGTTATCCAAGTCCCCGGCCCGGATACCCCGATACCAGTCGACGGTGACCGTCACCGGCGTTCCAGCGGGAAAGGGGACGGTCTTGCCGGTGTAGCCAAGTTGATAGAGCGTGGCTCGGACGGTGCTCTTGTAGTCCTTAGCCTCTTTCGAGATGTAGAGATGCCCTCGAGCTTGCCGCCAGTAGCGGTTGGCCGAGGGCGGTTCGGGCAGGGTCAGCCTGAGGCGCGGGGGCGGTGTAAAGGTCATCGGGGGCCGAGCACGTGTGGGGGGATGAGGCGACGGTAGGGCTCGGACGCCCATGAGTCGATCACGAGTCGCCGCGCATCCGGGAAGGTCATGAGGTTATACGTCTCAAAGTGCGTGCCGTCGGGGTTGGACTTGCGCGTGGTCGGGAAGTCGCGGGTCCACAAGGTTTCGCGAAACACGTCGAGGTCGAGCAAGTACCAGAGGCAAATACCGACGGACTGAGCACTTGCGAACCCGTAGAACATCCAGTCCGCGTGGCCGTCCATGATTTTCGAGAGCTCGGTTTCGGTGCCGGTGTCGCGGGCCGCGCGAATGGTGAACTCGGTCGGGTAGCGAGTCACGTAGTCATGCCGCCGGATGCGACAGGCAATGTGCCGAGGTTGGACGGTGAGCGAGACCATGTCGGTCGCCCTTTTGGTGTCGGTGGCGAATGAGGACTCGGTCAACAGATGCGGACCAACGGCTAACCGTATGGCGTGCAAATACTTATCGGACCACGCGCGGTCGATGTCATAGGTGGTCATACGCGGCTCGCCGTGCGAATGGCGTGTTGCGCGGCCTGCCAATCGCGCCGGATATGGTCGGGCAAGTCGGCGACCAGCCCGTGCTCAACAAAGAGGCGACAGGCCGCCCCCACCTGACCGCCGTCCAACCGGTGCTTGCCGATTGCGCATCCCATCAGGTGCGCGGCGACGATGTCTTGCAACGGGGTCAGGCCCGCCTCAACGGCCCGCCGGTCCTTTTCCGTGATGTCGTCCCGCAAGACACGGTGCAAGAACAGCACGCCGTCGGCCTCTTCCTCGATGGTGCCCGCCCCCTTAAGGGCTTGCAGATCGGGCGCGGCGTACCACGCGAGCTTGGTTCCGCCGGTCGCTCGGGACTGCTGTGAGGTAACAATCATCACGACCCCGGCCTCTTCGGCTAACATCTTGAGTTGCCGAATAGCAACGGACACCTGCGCGTACAGGTTAGTTTGGTCGCCCAAGTCAAGGCGAAGCAGATGGTCCACAATTACCACGCGGCACCCCCGCTCGGCCGCATCCAAGACCGCCAAGCGAAGCGCCGGGACGCTGATGGTCGGCTCGTCGTAAAGAAAGAGGCGCGGGGCCATGTCGAGCGAGCCGGGATAGATGCGGGGTTTCAGCAAAGCATCCGTCACAATGCCGACGGCCTTCGCAAAACCCTCTCGCCCACCGGGGACGGCCGAGAAGTCCCCACGCAAAACGTCAGCGGGATGCACGTGCACCGAATGACAGGCCAGCCGGATCACGACCTCTTTGGCGGGCGTCTCAAGCGGGAAGTACGCCACCGGCGTATGCGGCGTCGGGGCGATGAGCGACCACAACCAGTTGAGCACGAACAGGGTCTTGCCGGACCCCGTGCGGGCGGACACGATGTGAACCGACCCCGGCAAGAGCGGTCCGTAGATCGCGTCCAAGTCCCGCCACGGAAACCGGACGTGCAAATCGGGCGGGGCGATGCGTTCTACCACCTCGGCCATGGTGTCGTGACGGACCTCTGCGGGCCCGGTGACCGGGTGTAGCGGCTGGACGTCGGGGCTAAGCATCCGATGGCGTTGGCGAGGCGTTTCTGGCGAAAGGCGGGGGGATGAGGCGGTCATACCTGCACCGCCCCCGCTGGCAACATGGTCCGAGGAACGTAATCGCGGAAGTCCCGAAGGAATTGCGCCCAGCCGTCCGGCCGCTCGACCCCTTGCCGGATGGCAAGTTGGCGGTGCTTGGCAAAGTTCAGGACGGCCGCCTTGGCCGCTTCGAGGCCGTAGAGCCGGACAATGGGACCGAGATCCCGCCCGACCCGTCCATACGCGATGGCCCCGACGTTGACCATCCACAGGTCGCCGATGGTCGCGACCCAATTCGGCGCGTCGCTCGCGTCGGCGCGTTCAGCGGTGGTCACTCGTCCGCCTTTGTTGCCCGCTTCTTCGTTTGCATGAGTCCCGCCTTGCGTAACATCTCGTCGATGGCCTGCCGTGACACCCGGCGGCGCTTGGCGATATTCGTCGTTGAAAAGCCCTGATTCCATAACTCGATCACCTCGGACCGCTCGGCGGTCATTTCTTCGTGCTTGGGCCGGATCTTGACGCCATGTGCTTTCAAGACTTGCCGAACCCGGGCTTGGGACAACTCAAACTTTTGGGCAATTTGGCCGGTGCTCATCTTTTGCATGGTGTAACATTCCACCATTTTCACCTCAACTTGGTCGCGCTTGGCCCGCCAGACCGCTAGCAATTTCTCGCGCGGGGTGACCTCGAGCGGGTCAATGCCGGACCGGGCCTGCATCCGGCGCGTCCACTCAAGGTGAAAGGCGTCGCGGACCAGGCGATCTTTGTGCGGCCAGTTGCGGCCGTCCTTGGGATTGGGGTCCACATCAGCACATCCCACCACCGCGAGGGCCGCTTTCAGTTCTTCAAAAGCCGTCGAGGCTTCCCACCGCTCGGTCGCCTGTTGCGCCGACATCTCGCCACGGCCGGGGGTCATACGGCCCCCGTCAGATGGTCAGCAACGGTCTCGGCCGCGCGAGTGCAATACCACGCCGCCTTCCGTAAATCCTCGTAGGCTTGCTCGCCACTTCCTTTGCGGCCGGTGCGCCACAGGTACTTCACCGCATTGCCCCGGCAATACGCGATGAACGCCTCGTCGCCCAAGGCCGCGCGGATTGCTTCGATGGCTTCGATGCGGCCTGCCGTATAATGCGCGGGCCGGTTGACGTTGTCGTGATTGGTCATCTGTCAGGGATTCCCCTAGAAGGGCAAATCGTCGTCGTGACGATCGTATTCAGAACTTATGTTAACGACGGGCGTCGGGGCCGCAGGCCTCGCACCTTTCGGCGGCCAAATCACGCCGTCGCACGACTTGTCCTTGCACTTGAAGTCCGGCGCCTTCGGATTCTTCTTGCCCACGCGGTTGTCCCACATCGGCCCCGTGCACTTGGGGCACACCGGTTCAGGGTCGCCCGACGCATCCAGCGCGGCGGCGGCTTCCGCCACGGCGGCGGGCACGGACGACGGGGCAGATGGCGCGGGCGGGGCCGATGCGGCGGGGCGGGACACCGGCGCGGCCGGGCGTGCGCTCGCGACGTTCCCGTCGTCGTCCTCGTCGGTGGCAAGCGCCAGCAACGCCGAAACGCCATAACGTCGGCCGTAGGTCATTGCGCCGCCAGCGCCCTGTGGGTCGACCTTGGCAATCGGGATAACACAGCCGTTTGTCAGGTGTTCCCCGGACGCGTGAACCAGCATTGTCTCGACCACAATCGCCGTGACGCGGCCTGCCTCGTCATAGCTTGGGGCCGTGGCGCCCTGCACAAGCGCCAATCCGTGTTTCGCAAGCGTCGGCCGGACGGCCTCAAGAATCGCGTCGAGGCTGGCGTAGCTGTTCTTAAAGTGCGGATTCTTGCTGTCTTTTTGGACGCTCTTGATCTCGCCCTGCGCCTTTGCAAGTGCGGCGGCCAAATTGGAAATGCCCTGCTCTGAGACTTTCATCGTGCGGTACCTCGTAGGAAGGGGTGAACTGCGGGGGTCAGAAATAGTGCCGGATGCGTTCGTAGATGGCCTTCGTGGCCGCGACATCCTGTTCGCAATACTCAAGGATTTCTGCGTATTGGCCGCCCTCATAGAGCGGGAAAACGTCTGCGGCTGAAATGCCACCGAGCTTGCCCGGCACCCCGAGAAACTTAGACCACTCGTCAAGGCCCTCGCCCGCGATTCGAACATCCCAGTTCAACAACACGGCCTTGCAATCAAAATGCGCCTCGGTCTGATACTTGCGAAACCACTCGCGGACCGTGGCCTGCGGGACCATTGGCGAGATGCCATGAAAGAGCGACCGGATGACGATAAAGCGTAGGTCCCACGCGCCATTCCATGTGACAATCTGTTCGGCCCTGACGACGTGTTCCCAGAAAAGCTCGAGCAACTTCTTTTCGTCCGCCTCGTCCGGCATCAAGTAGGACCCGGCCGACGTGCCCACGCATAGCACGCGGCCGAGTCGGGGGTTGAGCGAACAAGTTTTCGCAAGATCCGCTTCCCACTTGTTCCGGTCGGTCGCCCGCCACTTCGCAATGGCCTCGTCCGACTTGTAGTTGGCGGGGGGAAACCGGTCGGCGGCCGGATAGTTCATGTTCAGCGAGGCCGCCAGCGGGACGGTCTCGATGTCTACCACGAGGTAACGGTCGGTCAGGCGCATGGGATTCCCTTTTGCCGCTCGGCGGCGGACGAATACGTGAAAGTCTTTGATGCGGTCATGTCCCGCGTGTGTTGCTCGATCGCGGCGTCCATCCGGTCTATCACCTTAAGCCACCGGGTCGCCGCTCGACGGCGCTCAAGGTCCACCACGGCGCAGGCAATGACATAGGCCATGACGGCATTAAGCACGGTGGTCGCAAAAAAGAACGCAAGCATCATGGCAACATCCCCCGCATAAGGTCTGGGGTGAACGTGTAGGTCACGACCTCGTATCCCTGCTTTCTCAGCCGCGAGGCGGCCGCATACGCGTTGGGATGGGTCGCGCCAAGCGGGTGCATCACGAGCGCCGCCTTCTTAGCCTCGTGATACTGCACGACCGCTGGAATGAGGTCAGCGTTAAAACCGAGCGGGAAATCAGCGGACATAGGTGCGGGCCGGAAGAGGGTAGGACCGCTCACCATCGGCGGCGGCGTGGATGTTGTGCTTCATGATGCCCGGGATGGTCTCAAGGTTGGCCTTACACACCGAGCAAACCGCTGGGGTGGGTTGCACAATCGGGGCAGGCGGCGGCAAGAGGCGCGGCATTATTCGCCCACCGGCTCGGTGTAGTCCGCGCAAAAGTCCATCCACTCGCGCTCGACCCGCTCAATGAACGCAATCAGACTTTCGCCGTCCAATCCCCAAAAGATTTCCAGTTCGCCGCTCGGGGATTTGCGGCCGGGGATTGAGAGCTTCCAGAGGCCATTCTGCCAGCGCAGGGATGGTTCCCATTTGCGGAACACGCTGTCGATCGTCCGCATCTGTAGCTCGGCCGCATAGCGGCTCAGGGGGTCAATCAAACGTCCAAACATCTGCACCTCGGGTGCTATGGTCCCGGCGTCCGGCCGGGGCGGTCACGCCTCAGGCGTGGGGTCTACATTCGCATTTAATAGACGATTCGTCAAGGCATCGCGTAACCGGAACCCAATCCACGCCGCCACCGGTGAGGCCACCCCGTTCCCGCAAGCCTTATAACGGGCCGTGTCGGTGGCCGGCTTCCCCTTCTCGTCCGGCACATCGGTCCAGCCATCGGGCCAGCCCATCAGCCGCTCGCATTCCACCGGGGTCAGGCGGCGCGGGATGCCCACATACCCGATTGCCAAGTCGGTCGCTTCTTTGTAATCTCGCGCAGAAAAAGTAGAGGCTATGCCAAGTTTCGCATATTCCGCATCACGCTGTTGAGTAAACACTACTTGATCGTTGGTCGTGCCGAGGGTAAGTCGCTTACCCTCGGATACTAACGGCCCCTTGCCGCCGCCAGGCTTGCCCTCACGGTTGCGAAGCACAACGGGCTCGGACACAATGCCCATTCCAGCCGAAGTTGTGCCGAGTGCTGGAGATAACTCTATTTCAGATATCGGCCGCTGAGTCTGGTGAAATGCCATTGTATGTGGCACACCCTCACCCGTGTTGCCAGCCCGAATGGTGTGCGCGACACCATTCGGCGAAACACTTTGATTGTATACATCAATCGCCAACACGCTCTGTTGTTGCTGTCCTGAATTGGACGCAGAATACAGGGTCGGCCATGTTGATTCAGGCCCAAACACGCGTTTTCCTTGATAATCCCACGGGGTTAAGCACCCGATCGACTGGTCAATGCCTGTTCCAGCATCGCTGGCAACGCTTTGCCGCGCTTTTCGGCGCGTCTGAGAATTCCCTGACAGGCTTTCGGCGAGAGATAATACTTCGGCGGGATTAACGCCTCGGGTTCGAGTACCGAGGACAAAGACACGGCGTCGGCGCTGTGGCACCCCGAAGTATTGAGCGTCCAGTACGCGCCAAGCGGCGATTCCGCGACGACCTTCAACAACACCACCGCCGCCGCGCCAGCCTCGGGCTGGGACGGCAACATCGCTTCCAACGAAAGCTGAGAGGATTCCGGCAAAATCTGCCCCTTGGTTTGAGGATAACATTCCGACAACGTTTTCATATAAAGCAAATGGCGCCTGCGATTCTTCCCAAATGCGAAGCGCGTCAAGCACGAGCACCGATCGCTGACCGTCCATGCCTTCGCGCTTCCCTGCGATAGAAAAGTCCTGACAGGGTGCGCCAAAGGTCAGCATGGTAAACGGGCCGACCTGGCTTACAATGTCCTGCCCATTGAGCATTGACACATCGCCCCACAGCGGAACATCGGGCCACCGATGCTTCAACACCCGCCGCGGAAAGGTATCCCATTCCGCGTGGCCGACGCACCGCCAGCCTGCCATCTCAAATCCCATGCTCATGCCGCCAACGCCCGCAAATAGCTCAACAAAGGTCAGGTCACTCATGGCTGGCCTCAAGGCACAGAATTGGGTCATCAGTCCGGCGGGCGACCGCAAGAATCGCTCGCACTTGCAACAAATCGTCCTCAATGCGGGCTAGGTCCTCAATAAGTCGCTCGCGCTTGCTCGTAAGCTCGGCCTCAATGCCCCCGAGCGTGTCGGGAAGGGACCGCAGGAATCCGGTGGCGGGGGTGTGCATTAGTCGGATAACCTCGCCGGTTGCGGATCGCGCTCGCCGTCCGGCGGCATAATGTTGCCAGAAAACACCTGCTGTGCCGCAAAGTTGACCGCGTAGCGCCGGATAAACGTCGAGATTGGTAGCGCGGCGTCCTCGGCGGCGGCCTTGACGATTGCGTATTCTGAGTCCGAGAACCGGACGGGAATCACGCGCGGCGGACCGTCGGATAGGGGTTTGGGGGTCATTGGTCGTCCGGTCCCTCAATAAGGCGTTCGTAGATTTCGACTTCAACGATTTCGATGTCGGTCAGGTAGGGGTGGCGCTCGCGCATCTCGTCCGCGATTTGGTGCGCCTCGCCCAGCGAGTCGGCGTAGGCCTCACCGCCGTCCTCGTGCCACCGGACGATGTAGTAGCGTTCGGTGTGCATCATGCCGCCATCGCGCGGCGAGCGTTGCGCTTGGCCTCATCGTTGTACCAAAAGGTGCCAAGCTCGGGCTTGATCTTCCATGAGATGCCATACTGCGAAATCGCAGAGCGCGTCTGGGTGCGAGTATAGCATACGCAATGCGCGTCCTCAAAGGTGACAATCGTGCGGTCAAACAAAGCATCAATCGCGGCGGCAAATCGGGTTGGGGCGGTCATCTGAACCTCGGTAGAAATGGGGTGAGCTACAATTACTGCGCCATCGCGCGGCGAAGCGTATAGCGAGCATCCTGCAAGCTCGCGACCACAAACTGCCGAACCATCGGCTCGCGGCGCTTGCGGGACTCGGCGGCATAGACCTGCACCAACCATTGCCCCTCGTACTGACGAATGTGACCGTGCCGACCGTTCTCGTGTTGGATGTAAAGCTCGCGCATCGTTCGACCCCGTCGAAAGGTCGGCGTCATTGCCGACGGGTGTAGATTACACGTTTCCCGAAAGCTTGTCAATAGCCCGTTTTTGCATATTCCGCCGCGTATGCAAGGCCCCGTTTTTAAGGGCAGACCCATGCCATCTGGGGGCAGTACCCCAGTTGTCAGGTCATGCTTAAACCGAAAGTCTACCGTCACCGCTCTGGGGAAGCGTCCCGTGGGTCGCCGGGGGCTCGTGCAAAGGTTAGTGTTTCGGGCCGTGGTAGATGCCCGTCCTGCTCGGTGCTCGTCGGTCGTCTGCCCCACCTCGTTTCAGGCCGGAAGCGCGAGGATTTGGTTGTTGGGACCGAGAACACCCACGGTTAGGATTGGATCGCGCGGCTCGGGAACCGGGCGCGGCGGGAAACCAGAGACTAAGCCCGCTGTCATGCGTCCTGCGATTATGGTGCGGCACCCCCAAAAAGAGCGGCCCCTGCGATCCGCGAGAGACCCATCGCCCACCACTCAAGGGGGCTTTGGCGCGAACCAACAGGGGCCGGTCAACTTTTACTGCAATGTGCGACGGTCTCTGCGCCGCGTGTTGAGATTAACCGGCCGTAGGATGACTTTCCCAGTCCTTGCTCATCCGCCGTCCTCGCCCTCAAACCGGTCGGGGTCCCGCGCGTGGTCTAACAGGCGCATCGCCGCGTCGACCATCGTGGGCAGGTCACCCCCGCACCACGGGCAGACGGTCCACGGGTCCAAGATGTCGCGCGAGCCGGACCACAACCACCCCCCGGCCTCGAAGCTATACCAGAACGCGCCCCGAGCTTGGCCCTCGGCCCGGGCCTGGCACTTGACCGTCGGCTGCGTGCGCGTACATACAGCGTACATACTTACCGCCTTGGCTTGGATACGGGTGACCCCGCAAAGAGCGGCCACCGGCCCGTGACGCCGTGCTCGGGGTGGACCTGCAAGAGCCATTGGGTCGGGCGGTCCACCTTGCCCAAGGCGTTGAGCGCGAACTCGTTGGACCCGATGAGCGACCCGTTCACAAACGACTCGCCCGAGGCGTGGGGCAAGCTCGACGCGTTGTGGAAATGCCCGAACGCCCAATAGTGGACCGGCAGCCCGCGCCCCGCCTCAAGGGCGTTCATGTTGCCGATGAGGCGGTTCAAACCGTACCACGGAATCGAGTTCCAAGATTTGACGTCGTGGCCGTGCGTTTGCAGCCATCGCCACCCGTAAATATCGAACGCCACCGCGTAGCTGTTCGGGATATAAAAGGTAACATTTGGTACGTTACGCAGGTTTTCGCGGGCGAAGAGGTAGCATAATGTATCCCACGAGCGGGTCGGCTCTTTCTGTTGGATGCGCCGGGCATCGGGCAACCGCCCGTGATTCCCTGACGTACAAAATACCTCGATGGTTGGGTAGACGGCCGCCAACTCGCGAATCGCCTTGGCTAAGACCATGCCGCAATCATAGACGGCCCAGATGACGTTTTCGTGGTCCGAGTGTTTCTCGAGCTCGTGAATCGTGCCCGAGACGAAGTCCCCGTTCGCCGCGATGACGCATCGCTCAAACCGGTAGCCGCCCCCCGCCTCAAGGCGGTTCTTGATGCTTAAATGGCTCTCGACGATGGTATCGACCCGCTCGTGAAAGATGGCGTCCGAGTATTCGTTAAAGCCGCGCATCGCCTCGGAACTCACCGCCTCGCCCGCGTGCCAATCGGACCACATTTGCACCATGGTTTCGGTCGTCACCTTCTTGCTCGGTTTCACAACCGGGGCGCGATAGGGCGGTGGGGGCGGGAAGGGCCGGGCCACGCGCGTGACCAAATCCTCAAGCGTCTTGCGTAGAGACCGCTCGCCCGCGATGGCCGTCAACGCCTCGCGCTCTTCCCGCATCATGGCGAGCCGTTCCCGGCGCTCGCGCTCGGCCTCGATGGGGTCAATCGGCGTGGGGGCCGGTAGCTCGGGCGGGGTTGGATATTGGCTCATATCCACCGGCGCAGGGCGCTCGACCCGGATGGTCGCCCCGTACTTTTGCTTCGCATTGGTCACCGAGGCGTAACTGCGGACCGCCTTGCCGCCGTGAAACTTGTGGTTCAATTCGCTGACAAGCTGTCGGGCGGTGACACGCATCGCCGAGCGCTCGGCCAGATAGGCGACCTCTTCGGTCGTCCACGGGGTCATATCGCTGCGTAGAGCCATAAGAAGGGAAAGGGAAAGGGTTAACGCAACACGATGACGGCCAGCGCGGCCGCGAATCCTAACCCAAACGCCGTTCGGCGACTTGGGCAAGGCATCGGTCCAATCTTGCACACGGCAGCCGCTTCGGCAAGAAGCCGCGCCTCGCGCTCGACATCCCGTTGACGATCAGCGGCCGCCAAAGTCACGCGCCACGCCTGGCGCTCGGCCTCGTGCGCGACAAGCAAGCTATCCACCGCGTCGGTCAAGGAATCCACCACGGCGGTCAACTCGGCGACATGGGACGGTAAGACCCCCGAATCCGGTAGCGTAGGGGGCGAATCAAGGGCCGCGCGGGTCTCGCGGGCGAGCCGCCGAGCGGTGGGAATAAGCCGGACAATCTGCCCCGTCACCGTGTCAGTTTGCGACATACGGGCCGTGAGGCCGTCGGCGGCCGCGATTCGCTCGGCGTTTGCGAGGGCGATGGCGGCGCGGTCAATCGGGGTGGGCGCGTGGGCCGGACCCGCGCACCACGCGAGGGACGCCACCATCAACAGCGCCAAGGCAGCACTACGCCAGACGAACGGCGTAGTCATCCAGCCGGAAATTGGGTGCGTTCGGGTCCGTCTTGCGGCCCGGGGCAACAAGCGCGTGCGTGGTGACGGGCAGGTTCCCGAACACCGAACGCCACTCGGCCAACACTTGCTTAGCGGCCGCAATCTGCGCATCGGTCAAGGGCTCGACCCCGTCATTTTTATTCGAGAATGAGAGGCCAAGTGAGATTCCATTCACCTCGGACTGCTTTTCCCAGCGGGCGACCCCGGCGTGCCATGCCCGGCGCGATGGGGGCACACATCGGTAGATGACACCCTTTCGGCCGATCAACACGTGATAGGATACCTTGGACGTCGGGTGCATAAACCAACTGACGGTCCCCGCCTCATTTGGGCTGGCGTCGGCGTGTAGGATAATCACTTGGACTTTGAGCGGGCCGCGCGAGTTGTGATGCGGGCATGAAACAATGCGCTCGGGAAACGGTGAACTCGGCGCGGTCATGGGCTGTCAGGCGTAGAAACGGGCGACCCGGCGTGGCGCCCCTCGATGTAGGCGTTGGCCCCACCATATCCGGCGGCCACAATCGCGATAGCGGAAAAAGCCGAGGCATCGACCCCGGCAAGTCCCAGCGCCGTAATAGCGACAATGGACAGCACCGAGAGAAAGAACTTTCGACCCCCAGTGCGCTCGATCAAGTTGGGCTTAGTGCTCATGGTGTCCTTCTAGGCGGGCGACCCGCTCGCGAATCTCGGAAAGCTCGTCGAGGACGAGGTTGGCGTGCTCGTCAAATCGGTCGCCGAGGCGGGTGACCTCGTGGGTCAGTTGGCGGACTGAGGTGTTGAGCGTAATAAAAAATGAGGCGACGTTAAAGAGGGCCTTGCTTAAGCCGAGTAGCGTAATGGCGACGGACCCATATAGCAACACATCGGCGGCGCTCATATGGAAACCTTCTTTTTGACAAAGATCGCTGCGGCTCTAATGAGGCGGTGATGATAACCTTGTAGTGACATGATATCCTCAAGTCAGGATGCGGGAATGGTCACAACATCCGACTCGGTCGGCATGACTGCGCCACAGGCGCGATAGAACACCAGATTACGGCGCAACCGCTCATCCTCAGGGTCAAGCGAGCACGCCATCATGCCATGTAAGATAGCATCTTCATGTGCCCCAAGGAAATAGCACGCCAAGGCGGCAAGATCATGCGGCCATGGCCCCCATACTTTCGGGTCGGCCGTGTAGACCGGCTCTGGCGTCGTTATGCTCAGGGCGCGTTCGGCCGCCTCGCGGCAGGTGGCCCAGTCTTGTACCTCGTAGGCGTGCTGTGCCAAGGCGACCCATGGTTCGCGGTGCGTCGGGGCCTCGCGCGTCGCATCCTCGAGAAACTTTCGCGCGTTTGCCCTGTCCCCGAGCGCCGCATACGACTGCCCCAGTAGGCGCAATGCGTAGGCCCGCTCTACGTGCCACGTGGCCCCGGGTAGCGCCAGAAACCGGCCAAGTTCGGCCACGGCCTCGGCGTGACGGCTGTAGAAGGTGAGCTCGCGGGCATAGTAAAAGGCGTTGCGGGGACAGGCCGGGTCCTCTTGCACCGACAGCGCCAAAAGGTCCAAGTATTGCCCCCGCGATTTGCTCGGGTCCGGGTGGTGCGTGACCAAAAGCGCCGGGGTTTCGGCCCATACTTCGGGGACGCGGCCGTCGGGGCGGGGGTATTCATGGCACGGGTGGTGCCAATGGTAGCCATGTCGGGCGTGGATCTTTTCATAAAAGAACCGGACCCCAGGCCCCCATTGGTACAAATAGCGCAGGCGGGTCGTGCCCGGGACCCATACGCGCTCAAGCTCGGCCCGCCAGCCCGGTTCTAAGACCTCGTCCAAGTCGAGCGAGATACAGACGTCGACATCGCGCGGGATTAACGCCAGCGCCGCGTCCCGTGCCTTATCAAACCGCCACGGGCTTATCCCGATGTGATGGACCGTCGCCCCACCCCATGTCAGGCGGTGGGCCGTGCCATCCGTCGAGCCCGTATCCGCGACGACCACCACATCGGCGTCCGCACATGACGCCAAGAACCGGTCCACAAACTCGACTTCATTCTTGGCGATGGCATAGACCGCAACTCGTAGGCTCATGTCGCGACGACGGTAAACGCGTTCGCAAAGCTGAAGGTCTGCGGGGTCCCGAAGTGTGTCACGATGTTCGGGTCACGGAACCGCGCCGAACCGGTGATAGTGTAAATCCCCGGATCGGTAATGTCGCTCTTTGTGTAAGTGGCGCTTGCCGCTGCGCCCTGCGCGAAGAACGTAAACGGACCGTAGGTGTCTGTGCCGTTAGTAAAACTCACCGTAAACTCAATGTCGCAGTCCAAGTCGGCGGGAAACTCTTCGTCCCACGAAAAGGTCATATCAACCGTCGCGCCGGGCGTGCTTGTGCCGGTCACCACGTTGGATGGGTTGGTGATGTTTTGCACCTGCCCAGGCGTAAAGTCGTCCCACGCGAAATAGCTGAGGTCCCCATCGTGCCAGAGCGACGCCAAGGTGCGCCATTGGTTGAGGCCAAGCCGCCCGTAGGGACCGCCGTCCGCGATTCCTGCGAGCGCGTTCCCGAGGGCGGTGACTGCGTCCGAGTAAAGCGAGGCCGAGATTGAGCCGCCGTCCGTGGGCGACACGGGATTCGTACCAGCCGAACCGGTCAGGATTTGCTCAGTCGGTCGGACGCGAGGCGTGTTGGTCCATGCCGCGCCCGGGTTCGTGTAGACGTTCGTAAATGACAGCGTGGTGCCGTCGTTGCCAATCGCATTTGGCGGCAATACGGTCCCATTTGACCCGTTTTGATTGACGAGCGAAATCGCATTGGTTGTGTTATACATGGCGTTCGATAGCGCCAGCCGCGCGGCCACGAGCGCCGTCTTAAGCGTGCTGCCGTTGGTAAACAGCTTTTGTTCAAAGCGATTGGTCGTGCTCGGGTCCTCAAGCGAGGACACCGTGGAATTGTCAAAGGTTGCGTAAAAGCGTGCCATGATGTCCTCGAAGTTAACTCGTAGGGGCGGCCCAAGCGGCCACGCCGCCGACCACCGTCAAGATCCACCCGTCCGAGATGCCCGCCGTCGAGGGCACGCCCGAGCCGGACGCCCCGGTAGGCCCGGTGGCACCAGTTGCCCCCGTGGCCCCGGTCGCACCGGTTGGCCCCGTCACCGAGGGTCCCGTCGCCCCGGTTGGCCCCGTTGGACCGGGCAAGCCCATCACCCCGGGGTTGCCGGTCGCGCCGGTAACGCTTAATCCCGTCGGCCCCGTTGACCCCGTGGCCCCGGTAGGCCCGGTGGGTCCCGTTGGGCCGGTGGCCCCCGTGGGTCCGGTGACACCGAGACCCGTTGGACCCGTCGGGCCGGGTAGACCCATGACACCCGGATTCCCTGTCGGGCCGGTCGGTCCGGTCGCACCGGTCGGGCCGGTCGCCCCCGTGGGACCCGTTGCGCCGGTAGCCCCGGTTGGGCCGGTAATAGAAAGCCCCGTCGGACCGGTGGGACCTGTTGCCCCGGGCAATCCCATGACGCCCGGATTCCCGGTTGGCCCAGAGATGCCCGTCGGTCCGGTTGATCCGGTCGGACCCGTCGGCCCAACTGGCCCCGTCGGCCCCGTCGGACCGCTCGGCCCCACCGGAATCCCCTCAAGCACCAAACGGCCCGAGACCTCGCCGAGCAATTGTCCGCCGGTCTCAAGCTCAAAAATCAGTTCAATGGTCCCCTCGGCACCCGTGGGGCCGGTCGGACCCGGTAGCCCCATCACGCCAGGATTGCCCGTAGGCCCTGTCGCACCGGTCACCGATAGTCCGGTCGGCCCCGTGCTTCCGGTGGGCCCGGTGGGTCCTGTAGCGCCCGTGGGACCCGTAATTGAAGCCCCGGTCGGCCCGCTTGGTCCCGTCGGACCGGGCAAACCCATGACACCGGGATTTCCGGTGGGCCCGGTGGGACCCGTAACCTGTGGCCCCGTCGCACCGGTAGCCCCAGTCGGCCCCGTCGGCCCACTTGCACCCGTAGGACCGGTCACGGATGCGCCGGTCGGACCACAAGGACCCGTCGGTCCCGGCAGACCCATGACGCCCGGATTCCCGGTCGGTCCGGTGGCGCCCGTTCCCGTGGGGCCAGTCCATCCCGTCGGACCGGTCGGCCCGGTGTCACCGGTTGGCCCAGTCGGACCAGCGACCGTAGATGCCGGACCCGTCGGCCCAGTCGGACCGCTTGGACCACTCGGACCGGTTGGCCCAACAGGACCCGCCGCGCCACCACCGCCGACGCGTTGCGACAAGGTGCCACCCGAGGTGCCGCCAGAGCTCGCAAGCTGTAGGCCCTCGGTGTAGTCCGTTAGCCGGTCCGGCGGTTGCCCGACGCGGATGGCCGAGTTCAGCGGCCGCAGATAGTCCGGCGTGTATTCCAGCAGACGAAGCGTCGAGACTTCGCCCAAGTCCGTGTCCTGTAGGATGATGGACCCGCCCGCTTGGAACACAAAGTCGGCATAGAGCGCCGCGTCGTCACGCGCGAGATCGGCGACCGTCAGGTCGTAGCCCTTGACCACGCTCGAGGTGCGCGGCAACGCGGCATTGGCGGCCTGCCACAACTCGGTCGCGCCCGACCAGTCGCGGTCGTCAATCGCCCCGACCGTCTCGGATACGGTGACCGGCCCCACCAACACTTCCCAGCCTGAGGCAACGTTCTGTCCGGCATAGCGTTGTGTACCGTTGGACGCATAAATCTGCTTCCACTCAGTCCCGAGATGATTCTCGGGCTTTTTATTTACGTTGGCCGCGATGGCCGAGTAGTAATACACGACGCCGCTAATCGTTTCGGTAACGGTGTCGCCGATGACGTAGTTGCGAGCACTATCCCATGTGCCCCAGTAGTTGTTATACAAAAACTGGTCATCAATCGTCGAGGTGCCGGTATCGCCGCCCGCCAACTCGACGCGCACGCGCACAAAGCCCGCAATCTTCGGAATGTCGTCATAGGCGGGATTCAGGTCGCTCACACCAAAATCGACATGGTCCGACAAGTCAAGCGGGGCAGACTCAAAGCGTAGCCACGTGCCGCGCTCACTTCCCTCGTCTAAATCCCACGTGCCAATGAGTCCGGCCTGTAGCGTCGGATGCACCGGCTTGGTCGAGAAGTTGCCCCGCGCCGAATCGTGTAGGTACATATACACGCGCGGATTCCCATTGGCGCTCGGGGCCGGGCAGTCGTTGACCTTGAGCCACACCGAGGCGGTGTAGGTTCGCGTGCTGGTTTTCCAAACCGGAACGAGCGCAGTCTGCACATACGCGCCGGGCTGTTGCGTGAGCACCACCGCGCCCGCGAAAACGCCGGAATCATCCGGGATGACGAGCGGTTCGCCCGCAAGCCCAGAGCTCGTGCCCGTCGTGACAATCTTGGTGACCGGGGTGCCCGTGTAGAGCACATCCGAGGTCTCTTTGGTGAACGCGACGTTTGCGGTCGTCTTGGCGTACTCGCCCCACCCGTCGGGCGGGTTGGCCGAGGTCGTCCACTTCCGTTGCGTTCCGTTCTCAACGAGGTTGGTCTCGCCGTTGATGACCGGTCGGTCAAGGATTTGTCCGCGATCCCCCAAGCCCCCAGAGGCAGGCGGCAGGGCGAGCGTCGGGTGCGTGAGCGAAATGAGCCGCGCCCCCGCCACGCCAGAGCCCGCAAAGAATCGGACCCACTCACCCGCCGTCATGCCGGTCGTCGAGGCCACCGTCACGCGTTGCGTAGACGCCACCGAGTCCGTCACCGTTTGCGACGCAAAGGTGATTGAGTTCATCACCGCGAGATACGCGCCGTTCAACTGGTCGTCGTAGGCAATCGGGCCCGCGCCGCCCGCCGGGTCCTCAAGCTCGAGCACGGTGCCGGACACGACGGTCTTAATGCGCCACACGTTCTCGGCCATCGTCTGCTCAACCTTGCTCGTGTCGCCGCGCGGATAGAGCCGCGTGGCCGCATCCACGAGAGACCGCTCACGCTTGGTCTCGTCGAGGTTGGTCCCCGTCCGCACATACACCGTGGCCGCGTCCGAGCCGACCGCCGTTAACAGGTCGAGCTTGTAGCCGCTGTCGCCGTCACGCCGTAGCCGCCACTCGCCATTGGCCCGGCCCTCGGCCATGATGGCCTCGACCACTTCCAGCGCCGAGTTCCATTCGCCGGACAGGTCAAAGCGAGCCGTCGAGTTAACCGTCCCGAGCGTAATCCACGACAGCCCAGCGGCCGACAAGGCGGGCAGAACGACGTTGGTCGCCCATTCGGTCGCCGTCAGTTGCACGCCGGTAAAGTCGACCGTCACCTCGCCCGTGGTGCCGTTGGTCGACGTCACGACGGCCCGCGCCAAGCGCAGAGCAATCGGGACCGCCGTCACGGTCAGGACATCGGACCGGTTGGAATCGGTGACGCTCAGGATGTCCCACTCGCGGTCATTGGTCGCGGTCGAGAACGTCGTCCGCACCACGCGCCCCACCGCCAACTCGGCCGACCGCGCATCCGTGCGCGAGACCGTGAAGGTTAAGGTCTCAAGCTCGGTCGGCGAGAACGTGGCCCGCGCCTCGACCAAGCTATCAATGCCAAAGAACGCCACGGTAACGCCGGACGCGGCCCGCACATCGGTCTGAACGCCGATGCCCCTGAGCTGGTCGTTATACTCGAGAATCTGGTCCTCAAGTAGAATGAGCCCGGTCGTTTCAAGTAGGGCGGCCCATCCCGCCTCGAGCAGTAGGTTGGCGCGGCTCACCGGTACGCCTTGGTGTAGGTGATCTGGCCCGAGCCGGACGTCACCTGCAAGGTCGGCCACGCCGAAAGGATGTAGTTGCCGTCTTGCGGGTCAATTGCCGGAAAGTTCCACCCGGACGCGAGCGCCACCATCGCGTTTGACCGCACGCCTGAGACCACCTTTTCCACCAAACCGCGCGAGAGGTTAATCTCGATGTAGTCGTTTGCAAGCGGCGAGTAGCCGGTAAACGACATGGTCGCCACCGTCCCGCCGTCCGAGTTCTTGTAGGTCAGGATTGGGGTCGTCGCCGCCCCGGTGATACGGATTTTCGTCTCGACGACGCGGTTACCCTTGCTGGTCGCCGTCCCGAGCGGGATCGCAACCGCCGAGGTTGTGAAGTTGACAATTTCACTTGTGGTCAGATACGCCAGCGGGTCAAACAGCATAAACTCGAGTTCAACCGCGAGATACGTCTGCCAATAGGCCGAGTTGGGCCCGGCCGGTGAATCCATGAGCACGCCCCAGTATTGCCGCGACGTATCCCATGCGGTGCCAATGCTACACGGGGACGTATTGACCGCCGCCCGCAGGTTGTCGAGCTTGGTCACGGCATCCGACAGGCTCGACCCGCTGATATAGCCGGTGAGCCGAAGCATCCGGGGCTCGATGGCCGGACGGGCCGTCCCCAGTAGCACCCCCGCCCGCTGCACCACGGCCGCCGTCTGGTAGGTATGCGTGCCCATCGACAGCAAATCGGGGGCCTCAATCAACTCGAAGCCATACGTCGTGGCGTCCACGCCGTTCAAGAAAAGAGTCCCGCTCATGTCGTCACCGCCGCGCCAGAGGTCAACCGTAGGGCCTGCACGCGGGTGCCCAAGAGGCGATCCACGGCGGCCGCGACATCAGACCCGACCTGCTTTAAGTCGGCCCCCATCCCACCCTGCACCGTCACATTGACCTGCGCCCCACTCATCCCGTTGCCCCCGCCAGCCACCGCGTCGGCGGTGCGGGTCGTCGCGACGCGAATCGCCACGAGCTCGCCAATCATGCGCGAGGCCGTGGTCTCTTGCAGGACCGTCCCCACGGACTGAATTACGCCCCCACGACCCCCGTTGCGGCCCTCAACAAACTTCCGCATCTCATCGGCCCGTTGCTGGCGCAAGAGTTCGATCGAGGCGTAGCGGTTCTGCGCCTGCGCCAGCCGTTCCTCAGCACTAATACGCGGGGTGCGGTTCCGCGAGCCAAAGAGCCCGCCTAGGCCAACCAGCCCAAGGCCCGCGAGAATTGAGCCAAACGGCCCCATCGACTTCGGTAGCATCCCGGTAATCACGCTGGAAATACCCTGCCCAGCCATTGAACCACCCGTCTGCTTAATGGCGTCAAACATTTGACGCATTGAGACTTTACCCTTCGTGACAAACTCGGTAAAAAAGTCCCCGAGGGCGCGTTGCATATTCTCGCGGAAGTTCTCAGCGATTTCGGCGTTGCGCTTTTCGGCGTCTAAGACGTCTTTCACATTCTTTTCGCCTTCCCGCCGTTTTCTTTCAATTTCTGCTTGATTCATGGCTTGCTGAAAACGCGCCGCCGCCTGAATGGTCGGGGTCTGCGCCGCCGCCGTTGCGATACCAAGACCCCCCGCACCAAACGTCGGAAACTGCACGCTTTCGGTTCGCCCACCGGGCCGACGAATATTAAATCCAGACGCCGCTGCTGACGCTTTGAGACGCAAGTCAAGCACGCGTTGAGCGCGGTTAATTTCGTCCAATTCCCATTGCGCTTTCTCATCGGCGTGTGCTTTTTCCTGTAGCCACGCTTTATAGCGTTCCTGTGTCGCCTTGGCTTCCTCTTCGCGCACGCGCTTAAGCCGAGCGACCTCGGCCGCCGCGACCGCCGCCGCCGCTTCGGCGCGTCCTTCCGGCGTCAAGCTACGGGCTTGCGCTTTATTGGCGGCCGCCTGCGCTTCCCGCCCGGCTGTGGTATAGACCGTCGGCATCCCCGCGAAAGGGTTAATCGCCAATGCGGCCTTGCCGGGAATCCCTGCAATAAAGGACAGGGCCTTGGACAAACCAAACGCGCGATCGAGCTCGCCAATGGATTTCAGGATGTCGTTCTTTGACTGCGTCCATGCATCCGAGATGGTTTTTGGCGACGTCGCAAAATCCTTGCGGATCTTGCTGTCCATTTTGAGCAAGGCGGCAATAATCTGCTCGGGCGTCAACACGCCCTGCTCGGCAAGCTTACGGAACTCACCAATCGACACGCCCATACCGGCCGCCATCGCACTCGCGACCGCCGGGATTTGCTCAAGGACCGACTTGAGGTTTTGTCCCTGCAACCGTCCGGCCGCAAAGCCCTGTGCAAGCTGAATGATAGCCTGCGATGCCTCTTGGCTGGTCGCGCCCGAGGTCTTGATTGCCATCTGCGTCAGTTCGGTAAACTTCAGCAGGTCTTTTTGTGCGATGCCCGTGTCTTTGGTCGCCAATGCAAGGCGACCATAAAGCTCGACTGCCCCCTCGTAACTTGACCGCGTCTGTTGCGCCTGCCGAAACAATTGGTCTTGCACCATCGACAACTCGGTCGAAGTCGATGTGACGAGCTTAAGACGACCTTCAAGCAGGCGGGCGGTGTCCGACAGGTTGCCATAGGACTTTCCAAGCGACACCGCAAACTGCACAATCTGTGAGGCGATAAATCCTTTTGCGGCCAAGTTGACCGCGCCCATCCCCTTTGAGAAGGTGGCCGCCGCGCCGCCGGTCCCCGCAATCGCTTGCTCGGCCTTTCGCATTTCGGCCGCGAGCTTGTCGGCTTCGCGTTGCTGTTTCTGCATGGCGGCCGACATCCGGTCCGCCTCTTTGTACGCCGCCGCCTCGGCCTGCTGGAAACGCCGGACCTCGGCCCCGGTTTTGTTCATGGCGGCCGACATGAGCGGCCCCTGTTGGGCCGTCTGCTTGAGCGCATTGCCAAGACGTTGCGTGTCCTGAATTGCCTGCGCGGCGTCTACTTTGACTTGTAGTGTGGCAAGGTCGGCCATTAGTTCCCCTCAGAAATCGCTAGGACGTCTAAACGTTTCATGAGGTCCAGCTCGGCCGGACCAAATCGGACACCGGGCGGGAAAAAGCGGGATTCCCACGCGGCAATGTCATGCAATGTAATTGGGGCAGGCCCCATTCCCCCAGCCCCACGCCATTTGTGCAACTCGAGAAAAGCGTCCCAGAGCGGCGAAAGCTCGGCCGGTAGGGGCGGTCCGTCCAGTTCGGCCCGTGCCGAGCGGGATCGCTTGGCGGCCCGTTCCAAGTGCTCGCGGGTCGTGCGGCCGTCGGCCTCTCGTTTCGCGAGCCGGAACTGATGCCGAGCATGGGCGACTAGGGCGTCGCCCCGGGTGCGAAAAAATCCGCACTCGCGAGGAACGCCCCCTGCACCTGTTCACGTAGCCACGGGTAGGCGAGATACAGCCGACGGGCTTCGGCGGCCGTACAGGCCAACGTCGCGCCATTCTCGACCACGTCTGACCAATCCACGGTGCACGCCGCAAGCAGGGCGAGCATTTTGGCGTCGAACGCCTCGGCCGAGTCCGGGTTGGGGATGTCGAGCGGTTGGTCGGCCAACTGGAAAGTCGCCGCCCGGGCCTCGGGCGAGTAACGCCCGGCAACCGTGATGGTCACCCCGGTCGGCGCCCCGTCCACGGGGTCGGTGATGGTGACGGTGATGCGGTCCTTCGGGGTCCGGCTTGCAAGATCAAATGGCATGGGCCTCTGGCCTATGGGGTGAGAAGGGGAAACCAAATTGACGACACGCCGCCCACTACGGCCCCCCTTCCCAGCCACCGAGGGGCGACGCGCCGTCATCTACTTACGCCGCCGAGCTCGAGAACGTCACCATCGACTCGAGCGCACCGGTCGCGGTGGGGGCCTTGCCCGCCACCCAATTCACGGTCGAAATCATGGCCCCGTCGCCGCCCAGCGGGGCGTCCGGCGCGGACATGAGCTTAAGGTACGGGATATAAACCGCGAGGCAGTCCTTCGGCTCGGACTCGGGCTCAGACAAGAGGAAAAAGAGCGAGAGCGTGTCCTCGTCCGCGAAGTTGCTCAGGAACGCGAGGTCAGAGCGGACCACCGAGAACGACCCCGAAAGGGTCGAGTTATTCGGGAACACATCGGGCGAGAGCGTGGTCCCGATGGTCGGCAGGGTCGAGGCCCCCATATCGAGCGACAACTCGAAGCCGGTGAGCTCGGTAATCGCGGCCCCGTTCTTCAGGATGACCGCGTCGGTAGCGACAAGGTTCGCGCCGGTATACTGCGTCGGGCTGGTCAGGACCGGCGAATCACCCGTGGTCTTGGCCGCAAACTGCCGCCCCACGATACCGAAGGTCGCCCGGACGGTGTCGTCGGCCGCCATCCCAAGGGACAGGGACGAAATGACGCAATCGGTAAAGAGCTCGGACTGGTCGATGTCCGCATGGTACTCGTCGAACGTGAAGTAGCGAGCCACCGGCGGGACGTCGTTGCCGACGCGCTTGAGGCGGGTGAGCGTAAAGCTCGAGTCCGGCGAAGCGTCGGCGGTCAGGTACCCGGCCGGAACCGTGATGGTGTCGGCCGTGACCGAGACCACCGGAATGTTCTTGCCGTTGTTGCCAGCGGTCGAGTGGTTGGTGAGGCGAACCACATCCCCGGCGCGGACGCCCTGCGTGATCCACGATCCGGCGGCGGCCACGATGGTCGTCGTCGTGGTCGTAATGGACGTCATCGTGGACTGCGTAATCGACGCGGCGGCCGACCACGTGCCACGGGTCGCGGCCTCGATGAGCTCGTCGAGCGCCCCCACGCGGCCCACGGCGGCGTATTCGCCCCCGACCGAACGCGTGCCGTGACGGCCGATGGACGTCATGCCGTCCGCCCGCACCTCGGGGCTCTCGATGGCGGCCTTGGCGGGCACAAGACCCCCCGAGGCGATGAGCGGCAGTTCCTTGCCGCCGGTGCCGGACGCGGCCGAGCCGAGCCCCGACTGCACCTTGTAACGAACGCTGACGTTATTTCCTGTTTGGTACGGCATGAGAAAACCCTCTGGTTAGGCTGAAATGTGAACGCGGAACGGAATCGAGATGGTCACGACCATCGACCCGGCCGTGTACGGGATGAGTTGCGACGAAAAGGGGGCAGGCTGGCCTCGGACCCGCAACGTCGCCCCATCAGCCGCCGTGAGGACCAATCCCACCGGGAAATGGGCCAGCACCGCGTCGGCATAACTGTAGGACGCGGCCCCACCTGTGAGGTCCGGCGTCACTACTTGCACCACATACTGCGGAAGATACTCAATCGACCCCGACGGCTTCAACGTGATAAGCTCACCCGGACCGGGTAGGTATTGCTCAATGACAAAGGGCTTCCGTGCGACCGGCTGGAACTTGACATCTTCCCACGCGGCGGCGCTTGGCAGGCCCACGGTGAGCGATCGCCCCGAGGCCGAGGATTCGACCTCGCGGGCCGTGTCCACCGTCATGGTTTGCGCCGTGACGCCCGTGATGACCGCGACCGGGTTGGCCGTAAAGCCCGCCGGGGTGACTTCCATCCCCACGCGGAAGCCGTCGGTCAAGAACGACCCGCTCGAGCGCGTATAGCCGGTGGCGGTGGCGGCCAGGCTCACGGTCCCCGTGGCGCAGACCGACAAGCTCAAAAGCCTAGTGCGGCACGCGAGCCGCCAGTCTAAGTGATTGGCTGGCATAGGTTTAGTCCCCTAGCTCGCGCAAAGCTTCGGCTTGTAGCCGGTCCGCCGCCGCGACGGTGAGCTTGACTGAGTGATGTCCGCCGACCGTGGATTTGATGGGGACGCGATACGAGCCGTTCGGATTCTTGCGCTCGTTCTTGACGCCCTTGGGATCGTATGATGACCGCAGATTATCCTCAATAACCGGCGCATAGGACACCGGCGTGGCGATGGTCGCCTCGGTCGGCCCTTGGCGCAACGTCCACGAGGCGCGTAGAAAGCCCGTATCAACCGGCTGGCCGGGTGCGCCCGTGGTGGCTGATCCGACCGTGATGGACTCGTGGACCTTGGCCGCCGTGGACAAAAACACGGCCTTGGTCCGCGACTCGACCTTAATCGACCACCGCTTGAGTTGAGCGTCGAAGCTCATCGGGCGACCGTCACATAGGCGAGGATGGCCTCACCGTCCGGGGCCACGAGCTCAACGTCCCGCACGGTCAACACGTCCCCGGACCACGTCACGCTGTCCCCCACGGCGGGCTGAACGCCCAAGGTGGTCGGGGCAAAGAGCAACCGGCGCGGATCGTCCACGACCAGCCCGAGTTCACGGAACCGTTCAACCGACCCGCCCCGGACCTGAATCGCTTGGCCCGTGATGGTGGTCGTGGTCGGCGTCACCGTGTCGGTCGCCGGGTCGTAGCCGGACGCCAGCCGGGTAAAGGTCACGGCCGCCCCGGCCGAGGTGAGCTCGGCAAGGGCGAACGAGTGCTCAAAAGCGTAGGCCATCAGACGCGCATAACGGTCAAGTTCCCGGCCCCATTCGTCAACATCGGGCCAATCAAGGCCATCACGCGGGGATACCGGTTGACGCCCTTCGTCACGCGCGTCCCGTTGGTCGCGTAGGTGACCGAAATCACATCAACCTGCTTGCTGACAATCCCATCCGACGGGTCCGGCATAGCAATGTCGGTCCCCCCGGCCTTGAGGTATTGCAAGGCAAGTTCGCAGGTCGCGTCCTTGACCCGCTGGGGCACCTCGTCCTCGGGAAAGTAGACGATGTCGTCCAGCGACAAGGTCTCGTCGTCGTAGGGCGCGTCGGGGTTCTCAACGTAGGCCCGGGGCCACGCCAAGGCTTGCGCCTCATCCACGCGCGAGCCCTTCCAGTAGAGGTAGGTAATGTCCCGCGAGGCTTCCACGAGCGCGGGAAGCTGCGAGGCCGCAGCCGTCCACGCGCCTGCGTTCAGACGCCCCTCGCAATAGGCCGTCATCTCGGCGGCCGTGACGAACGAGTTCGCGTCCGACGCGCCCGGGGTGGCGACAATCACGAGGGGCATCGGTTAGCCCTCGGCCGGGGTTGCGTCCGGCACGAGTGCCAGGCCCGGCTCGGGCGCAGGCTCAGCGGCGGCCGGTTCGATCTTCTTGGACAGCACGGCGACCGCCTCGGCGGCGGGCAGTCCAGCGGCCTTGACCGCAACGTCCAGCAACTGCAAGAGGACGCGGGCTTCTTCCTTCGAGAACTCAATCGGCATAGCAAAAGGGGGTTGAGGTGAGTCCTACTACGGTAAATCTAGCGAGTGTCCAGCAAACCACGTGGACGGGTGCGCTTCCGTCCCCAGCACATCATGTCGGCACTCATGCGCCCAAAGCTTGGCGTTGTCCTTATGCGCCTTCAGGACGACGATGGTCCGCGAGTGCTTCCAGTACTTGCCCCAGTGATGCGAGCCGTCGGGGAAGCGGTCGTAGGCGTATATCCCATACCGCAATTCATCCGGTGAATGATTTGCAGGCTCGCCGCCCTTGTACCGGACCAACGCCGCCTGTGTCCACCAGAGTTCGTCCAGCGGCTTGCGGTCCTCGACGGGGAACACGGTCTGTCCCCAGTTGAGGGGCGGGGTCTGCTTACCCAGCCCGAAGGCTCGAAGCAGTTGCCGCCCGATGCCGCGAAGCCAGTCCAGCACTTACTCGGCCTCTGCCTCGACAGGCACATCCTTCCACGCTTCCTGTGCCAGCGTCAGGTAGTACGGCTCGTCGCCCAGCACCGCCTCGGCCTGCGGGTCGTGCGGGGCCAGCACGCAGCGCCAGTAGGTCTGGCTGATGACCTCGGCGTCCTTCAGCACCTCGGTGGTCTTGCGGACCCCGATGCTCTTGGACGGTAGGATGTTGAACTCGCTAATGAAGATTCTCTCGCTAAACGTTGCCATTGTTATCCTCGTTGGGTGAGCTGTCCGCCGCTACCATCCAGTAGCGGTATGAATTACGAAACGCGATACATTCCATTTATCTGAATTGCCGTTGATGCCGCCAAATCTGAAACAACGATGTCGTCGCCATTGGCATTTGATACATTTTCGCGTATGGTCAGATACGATTGGCTGGAAACAACGCTTGCACTCATATAACCACTAAATGTTACACCTCGCGCAATAATCGCTTGCGGTCGATACCAGTTGCCAGAAATTGATGCGCTGGCAAACGGTAATCCGCGAATAAACAAAGTATTTCCACCTGTCATACCAGACGTACTGGTAATAGCAATGTTAATATAAAATCTGACCACATTGCCAATCTTGGTGTAGTGTCCTTCTTGCTCACCATAACTTGCGGCCTGATTCCCGCCCGATGCGGCGTCAAATGCCGTTGGCGTAAACGTCCCTTCCTCGTAATCGTCGAGCGTGTTGGCGTTCGTCGAGGCCGACTGCGTGGCGGGGAAGGTGATGCCAGCGCCAGAAGTGGTCGGTGCGGTATTGCCAACGCCGATAGCGTTCAGCACCTGCAATCCCCCACTCGCATCCAGCGTCATCGCCGTGGTGAACGTGATGGTGTTCCCGGCGGTGCCAGAGGCCGCATACGCCCACGAATGTGCGCCAGCGTTCTGCGTATACAGCGTGGCGGCGGCAGATGCTATGTATTTGTGGTTTGAGCCATCCCAGAACTGGTTGGTTGAGAACTGCGAAATGCTTGACGAGCGCGAGTTCACGCCAAGCTGTGCTACCTGAAGTGCCGTCGTGGACCACGCACTCGGCGTCACCCCGAGGCCGAGGTTGCCGCTCATCACCACGTTCTTGGTTCCCGTTGGGATGCTGATAACGCCATCACCGTTCTTGTTCAGGATGTTCAAATCGGTAGACGAACCTTGCCCAATAACCCACGCGCCGTCTGTGGTAGACGAAGCAAACCGTGCAACGCCATTCGCCGCCGGAAGCCCAGACCCACCGCCACCAGTCAGCGAAAGCACGCCACCGACGCCCGTATTGCCGCTGACCGTCAGCGAGGTCAGGGTGCCGACCGAGGTGAGCGAGGACGCGGTGACGCCAGACCCGAGGGTCGAAGACGACAGGACATCCGTCGCGCCAATCTTATAGGTCCCGGACACAAGGTTCAGGCTGTCCCCGGACGCAAGGTCGAGACGGTTGGCCGACCCGCGCGAGACCACGACATCCGTGTCGATGGTCAGGTTGCCGGTCATCGTCAGGCCCGCGAGGGTCCCGACGGCCGTGGCCGCCGCGGCGACGTTGGCCCCCGTGATCTTGTAATTCGCCCCGCCCCGGTTGATGACGTACTCGTCCGCCGCCTGCGAGGCCGCGCCACCGGTCAGTTGGCTGATTTTCTTGTCAAACTCACTCATGATACGGCCTCAAGTAGTAAAAGGGTCCCAGATTCCAACAGCAGGTCGTACCCGTCCTCGAGCGCCAGATTGTAGGCCGCCTCGTCTGCCGTCGCCTCGGACCGCCGACGACGACGGGTGCTGGCCGAGGTCTGCTTGGGGGCGGTCATCCTTCCACCGCCACCAAATGCACCGACGCCGTGCCGGACGTCCACGCGGTCGCCTTAACGCGCACCGCAAACGCCCCGACCAACTCAACGCGGTAGATGCCCGCCGCCGAAATGGTCGTATTCAGCATCCCGGTGGCCTCATTCAGCGCCTGAATAGCCGCGTAGGTCGTCCCATCGCGCGTGATCTCGACGTTGAGCGTGCCCGAGAAGGTGCCGACCACCTGCACCCCGGCCGCGCCGTTAAAGCGCCGGTTATTCGGCTCTTCCACGCGGTAGTCGAGCGCCACAATTTCGTCGAGCGCATCAATCGTCCCGG